GTAACAGCCTGTCGCCCGATGTGGTACAAAAAAGCCGTGAAAAAACAAAGACGTAACAGTGTAACGCCTGTAACACGGAAAACCACCCACACACATGCGTGTGCGTGCGCGTATACGCGTGTACGTGCGTGCGCGCGCGTGTGCGCCTGTGCGTACACGTATCTATCTATCTTGTTACATCAGTTACATTGTTACAGAGGGGGTCACATCCCGCGCCGCTGCTGGGGTTTGGCGTGTAACAGGGGGCGTAACAAAAACAGGCGCGTTGTTACATCACCATTCTCGGTGCGGCTACGCTAACATCCGCGCGTGCCCGATGCGGGCGTTTTCTGGAGGCGATCATGGCGAGCGTGTGGATTCAGATGCGCGAGGACAAGGCTCCGCGCAAGGTGGCGGGAAACCTGACGGCGGATCGGGCGGAGGTTGCCCTGCAGGCCGGGTGCAACGATTGGGCCCGGACAAAGAAAGGCCGGGCCGCGAAGCCGGCGCCTCAGAACGGCCTCGAGCGAATCCTGTACTTCTCGGACGGCAAGGTGGCCGGCTCGCTGTTCATCGAGCCCTGCTCGCCGCCGTCTGGGCCGGAGGCGGGTTCGCTTAAGGTCGGGGAGGTGAAGCAGTGATCCGACGGTCGCTGGATGCTATCCGAGAAAAGATCCGCGCCGAAATGCAGGCCGGCGCGGAGTTCTGCTGGCGGGACGTTCTGGCGCGCGCTGACGACGCTTCAAACGCGTGGGCGCACGGCACGCTGCGCAACTGGCACCGGGCGGGCGAGACTCACGTCGTGCGCTGGGTGCGCGGGCGACAGGGCCCGGCGATGCCGGTTTATCGCTGGGGCGCTGGTGAGGACGCAGCCCGACCAAGACCCCTGACCAACTCGCAAAAATCCAGAAGATGGAGAAAATCAAACCCCGAGCTGTATGCGCAGCACAATTGGCGAAAGAGCATGAAGAAACGAACCACCCCTGTGCTCGACCCGATTCATGCGCGCCTGCTCGGATATCGGCGCCGCGGGAGTGCGTGGTTTAAGCCGCCGGTCGTGATTGCATCATCGCCGGATGATCACCTCGCGCATCCTGTTCCTGAAGTCTGAGCCGCAGCAGCCCAAGGCGGGCGAGCACTGGATCACCGTTCGGCCGCCGGGCCACGAGAAAGGCCAGCCGGTGCTCGTGCAGGACCAGCCTGACGGCTCCATGAAGGTCGTCGGCGGCGCCGGCGGCGCGTTGAACCACCTCCGCTTCACGCCCGGCCACAAGGGTGAGGACCGGAAGGCAGTAGCCGCCAAGCGGCAGGAAGAAGCCCGCGCGGCGAAGAAGGCCCGCATCGAGCGCGACAAGGAACTCGGCTTGCACGAGGCCAAGCAGGGCGTGCGCAAGAAGCTGGCCGATCAACGCCGCGCCGCCGAGAAGGAGTTCATTTCGTCGGTCGCCGACCAGATGGGATGGGATAAGTCCGAGCTCGAGTTCCCGGCGGAGAAGTTCGCGCACCTGTCGGACAAGGCGCAGGCCAAGCTGCAGCGCCACCATCACGCGGCCCTGCTCAAGCAGGCCACGAAGGCGGTCGATCAGCACCGCGAGTGGCTCGTGCACGACCATGCCGCGCGCGCCGAGGCGGGGCTTGGCGAGCTGCCGCTGGTGACGCCGGACGCGGAAACCGTGAGCGTTCAGGATCTCGACCCGGCGAACCCGTCCGGAGCCTCGCTCGGGTACTCGGCAGACTTTGCTGCGCGCGCCGATGCCGCTGGCGCCTCACAGGCGGCCATCAGGGCGGAGGTCGCCGAGTCGAAGCCACCCATGACCGACGAGCAGCGCTCCGCGGCTCTGGCGCGCGGGAAAGCCGCCGAGATGGTCAAGGACGAAATCGCATCGATTGCCGACCCGGTCGCGCCAACCCTGCAGACCAAGATCGACGACGCCAAGAAGGCCGTCTCGCTCATCGCCGCGCGCAAGCGGCTGGACGGGCTGCGGCGCCAGCTCGCCGACGCTGGCCGCGAGGTCGATGCTGCCGTGTCCGAGCCAAAGGCGCCTGTGCTCGAGCTTGACGACGAGAAGGTCGCCGAGGACGTCCGCAAGCAGATCGCCGATGACCTGAAAACCGCTTCGACTCGGGCGTTCCTGTCGGCGACCGCCGAGGTCGGCGAGGAAAACCTTCGAACCCACATCGGCGTCGGCGCCTACAACTCGTTGAACGCGCTCTCGCTGACCGCGTCGGGCGCGGCGCTGCTCGATCGGTCCGTGGTCGACGTGCTCGGAATCTCGGGCGCGGCTCAGGTGCTCGCGCGCCGCCTGAAGGCAGACCTCTCGCCGGATGACTATCAGCGCGCTGCCGACGGCATGGCCGAGTACCACGCTTCGATGCACGCGGATCGCGCGAACGAAGCGGTAGCCAAAGCGAAGGAGGCGCAGGATCTGGCCGAGGCGATCGACGTCGATGCTGCGCACGATCTGACCGAGGCGCAGGCGCTTAACCACACCCGCCGGGACGCCATCGAAGCCGCGCGGCGCGCGCTCGGTACCGCGCTGGGCGAGCTGGAGGCGAACGCCGCGCTGGTCGCAGAGCTCAAGACCGGCGCGCGCGACGAGGTTCAGGTACCCATGGGCGGCCTGACGCCGCAGGCGGTGGTGACGCAGCTGCGTGCGATCGGGCTCGAGAAGGGCGACTACCTGCTGGACAAGGTCGGCGGTGAGACGTTTGTGACCATCAACGCGGACGGGCTGGACCGCCTGACGGCGCCGGTGAATAAGGCCGACATGGAGCAGGTGCGCAGAAACCTCGCCATCATTCGCGGCGAGCACGACGAGGACGACTGGCTGCCGATCGGGTTCGCCAACCGGCGGGATCTGGCGATGCACGTCGAGCCCGGGGTCGTGCAGCGCATGGCCGAGCCGTTCTCGCCGGGGGAGGATCTGGCCGAGTCGTTGCGCGACTACATCGGCGGGCGCGCGGCCGATGGCGACACGCCGGCGGACATTGTGGCGGACATCCAGTCGGCGGCATTCTTCGACAAGGCCGGCGCCGAGCGGCGCAAGGAGTACGCCGCGGCGCTCGAGGCGGTTGCGCCACTCAAGGACGCCAAGGGCAAAATGCAGCGCGCCGAGGCGTTGCAGGGCCAGTTTGAGGCCTACGCGGACGCCTTTGTCGAGAAGCGCGGCGCGGCTCGCCTGCCGCTGCACCGCCAGAAGATCGACGTCGATCAGGTGTCGGTCGATGCGCTGCACCGGGCGCTCGCCGATCACCCGGATGGCGTTGCCGCGTACAAGCCGGTGGGCGATCTCACGAAGCAGGACCAGCGCTCGCTGCGGGATTTTTTCTACCGGGAGATTGCGCACGAGTCGCCCGAGGCTGCGGACTTGCGGCACCAGTACGAGGGCCACCTTGCGGCCGAGCCGGAGAAGGAAACCGTCGATATGTTCGGCGAGACCACCACCAACCCGGAGTGGTCCGAGTGGCGGGCTCGGCGCGACGAGCTGTCGGCTGCGGTCGGCAAGTCCTCGCTCGACTGGCAGAAGTACGTCGACTCGATGCGAGGTCACGCGAAGGCCTACGAGTCGCTGCAGGACGTGATCCGCTCGCGCGTCTCGGAGTCGTTCGCTCAGCACCACAACCGCCTGCGCCCGGATGCACCCGTCGCTGTTGGGCGAACCGTGATCCGCAACAACCTGAACCACCTCGATGCGGTGGATCCTGCTGCGCGCGAAGCCCGGGCGGCCAAGGAGCGCGAGCTGATCGACGCCTTGCGCGACCGCGTGGCAGGCAAGTACGCATCCGGATCGGTCAAGGACAAGCTGGACGCCGCCAAGGAGCAGCAGGCCGCGTTCGAGCAGGCGCAGATGGGGTTCTTCTCGACCGAGGACCTGTTCGGGGCTGACGACACCGTCAAGGAGTCCGCGCCGCTGGCGGCCGACGAACGTCACACGCTTGGGCATGCTGCGGAGATGCAGATCGCCGGGATGATGGGCATCGTCGGGCGCCAGTTCAAACCCGGGCAGCCGGTGAAGCTCTGGAACGTCTCGATGAACGGCAAGTACGCGCCGCAGCAGCGCGCGATCAAGATGCTCGAGGCCAACAAGCGGCTGGGCCTCGGGTTCGGAGCCGGCTCGGGCAAGACCTCGATCATGCTCGGCGCTTTCTCGCACCTGCACGGAAAAGGCAAGATCAAGCGCGCGGTCATGCTGGTGCCTTCAATCGTGCAGGGCCAGTTCGGCGGCGAGGCGCTGCGGTATCTCGAGCCGGGCAAGTACAAGTGGCACGCCGAGCCGGGCGCCTCGCGCGCGGAGCGGATCGCCGCCTACAAGGATCCGGGCACGCATTTCGTGGTCCAGACGCACCAGTCGTTCCGCGACGACATGATCTACCTCGGCGCGCAGCACGACGGGGTCGAGCCGTCTGAAATGACCGAGCGCCTGCGCTCGATGTCGCCAGCCGATCGCCAGTCGTGGATCAAGGGCGTGATGGAAAAGGAGGGGATTGCGTTCGATGCGACCATGGTCGACGAGGCGCATGAGACGCTGAACCGAGAAGGCAAGCAGGACTCGACGCTGGCGAACGTGACCGACGCGCTGTCGGCGCACACGCCGTACTACGTCTATGCCTCGGGCGACCCTGTCAAGAACGACGTTTCCGAGGCGTTCGACCTGCTGCGCAAGTGCGACCCCGCGCGCTACACCGACCGGGCTGCATTCATGCGCCGGTACGGGGTCGATACCGACGCGGCGCGTGCGGAGCTGAAGCGCGAGATGGCGCGCTACGTCTATTCGCACACGATCTCGCCGGACGTGACGGCGCACCACAACGAGCACGCAATCGAGCTGTCTGGCGGCCAGAAGGCGGCGCTCAAGGAGATGGACGGGCACTTCGCACGGGCCCGTCTGGCGCGCATGCGCGGGCAGGTCGACGTGGATGCGTGTCGCGCGATCTCGCCTTCGTCGTTCGATGGCGTGCCCGAGGATCAGCATCATGCCGTCGCCGCCCAGCTGCAGAAGTCGCTCGGGATGCTGAAGCCGTCCGTCGAGCGCCGGATCATCAACGACCACCCGGACAACGCCAAGATCGAGAAGACGGTCGAGCTGGCGAAGGCGCGGCACGGCCGGCAGGGCGTCGTGTTCGCGCACTCGCTGTCCGCCGTCGAGGCCACGGCCAAGCGCCTGCAGGCCGAGGGGTTTCGCGTCGTGACCATCACCGGCGCCGACTCGTCGAAGGACAAGGACGCCAAGCGCAAGAAGTTCACGCCCGAGTCGGGCGATCCGGAGGCCGATATCATGGTCGCCTCAGACGCTGCGGCCGTCGGGATGAACCTGCAGTCGGGGCGGTACCTGATTCAGCACGACACGCCCGACACGGCAAAGAACCACGGCCAGCGCAACGCGCGAATTCACCGCCTCGGGCAGAAGAACGACGTCGAGCTCCACGACCTCGTGGCCGACCATTCGTCTGAACGTCGCGCGCGTGCCCGGCTGTCGAAGAAGTACGGTCTGCGCGAGCTGATGCTCTCGCCGATGGATGCGCTCGACGACACCGGTCTTGCGTACTTCCTGCACCAGCGCAAGGTGGCATCGCAAGCAGATCAAGGGGGGTTGTTCTGATGCGCGACCAGATTCGTTCCCGCATCGCCGACCTGTCGGCGCTGGCGGCCAAGACGCAGGCGACCGAGCGGCGCATTCTCGAGCGGGCCGAGCGCCGCCTCGAGCAGATCGCCGGCCGCCTCGAGGAGATCAAGCCGCGCGTGCTGCTCGATGAGTCGCTGTCCGACGAGTATCAGCGCCTGATTCTGGAGCGCGGCAAGCTGGGCCTCGTCGTTGCTCAGGCGCGTCGCGTGCTCGGGTAGCACGCAGTCGAATGGTCGTGATGGCATTCTCCGCTCCATGCTGAATGACGCACAACTGCTCGCCGCGGTACCGGAATACGTCGCCTTCGGGGGGATGCTCAAGGCGTCGCCCATGACCGAGGGCGACGAGCGCATCCTGTATCTCGAGGCATCCAACGAGGACGTCGACCATCAGGGCGAAATCGTCATGCAGAAGGCGCTGTCCGATTCTGCGGACTATTACCTGCGCCACGGCAACGTTGACCTGTCCCATTACTCTCTGCTCGGCCCCAAGTCTGGCATTCCGGACTTCATGTCCTACGAGGTCGGCAAGCCGATCGCCGTGCGCGTCGATGGCCGCCGGACCTTCGTGAAGGCTCAGCTCTACCGCGGCGACTCGCCGATGGCGAAGAACGCGAACATGGTATGGGACTCGATCACCAAGCAGTCGCCGCCGTCGCGCTGGTATCCATCCGTCGGCGGGGCGGTGCTCGCCAAGTCGATCAAGATCGACCCCAAGACCCGCGAGCGCGTCGCGGTCATCGAGAAGGTGCGCTGGAACAACATCGCGCTCGATCGCTGTCCGGTGAACAAGACCGTGCCCGAGGTTTCGACTGCGCCGGTCGGCGTGTTCGCTAAGAGCTTGGGCGGCTTCGTGCTCTCGAAGGCGCTCGAGGCTGGCTATGGTACCGACGCTGCGGCGCTCGATGGAGGCGCCGCGCTCCGCACTCAATCGCTGCACGGCGCCGACTACGATCGCATGCGCGAATCCACCGCTGCCGCAATTCGTGACGGCAGAATCAAGTCGCCCGCTGCAGACAGCATCATGTCGTTTGCAGCCACTGAATTCGGTCTGTCGCTCGACGAGGCGGCCGGATTTACGGAGCGCCTCATGCGCGACATTTACCGCAATATCAGGAGAAGCAAATGAGCCAGTATGAAAAGCTGCTCGAGGAACTGGAGACCATGGCGAAGGCCATGCCGGGCGATGACGGCGCGGATGACGACAAGATCCAAGCCGCTGCCGCCGCCGCAAACCCGGACGCCGATGGCGACGGCGAAAACGACGTGACCGGCGACGACCTCAACCCCGAAGGCGGCGAAGGCCTCGGCGACGAAGGTGAAGGCGACGGTGACGACGAGGAAACCATGGGCAAGTCCTTCGCGCTCAAGCTCGAGGACGGCACCGAGCTGGAGGCGATCGACGGCACCGAGCTGGTCAAGTCGCTGATGGCCCGCGTCGAATCGAATGAAGGCACGGTCATGAAGGCGCTCGGCACCGCCGTGGATCTGCTCGGCAAGCAGGGCGACATGATCAAGAGCCTGCAGGACGAGGTGAAGAAGCTCGCCGGCGAGGGCCGTGGCCGCAAGACCGTCGTTTCGGTTTCCGAGAAGCCGGTCGCTGGCGCCACCATGGCGAAATCGCAGGGCGCGGCCGACGGCCTGTCCGCAAACGAATTCATGGCTAAGGCGCTCGCAGCTCAAGCGTCCGGCCGCCTGACCGGGCTTGACGTGGCCCGGGCCGAGTCCGCGCTGAACAAGGGCCTCCCTGTTCCGCAGGACGTGGTTAACCGCGTCATCCAGTAAAACCCGCTGGCATTTTCAAGAGGAAAAACAGCAATGCTCAACCCGCAAATGTTCCAAGCTGCCGCCGGCGGGCAAGTCGTGTCCGGCGAGATGGCGTTCGGCGATGTCGCCGAGCTGCGCAAGGCGCTCGAGGCCGGTTACGGCACCGACGTCTCGGCGCTGACCGGCGGTGGTGCCCTGCGCATCCAGTCGCTGGAAAAGACCATGATGGCCACCATTCAGGAGAACAAGCACTTCGCTCTGTTCAACGAACTGGCCAAGACCAACGCCGGCGCCACCGTCGATGAATGGACCGAGCAGTCGTCTGTTGGCGGCCGTCTGGGTGGCTCGACCAACACCGAAACCGGCAACATCCAGTCTGCTCAGGGCCAGTACAACCGCCGCGTCGGCATGGTCAAGTACCTGATGACCCGCCGCGAGGTGTCGTTCGTCCAGACCCTGCAGAACGCGATCGCCGACGCCGAGGCGACCGAAGCTCAGGCCGGCGCGCTTCAGCTCCTGACCGACGCCGAGTTCCTGTCCTTCGAGGGCGACAGCTCGGTGGTGCCGACCGAATTCGACGGCATCGACGCGCAGCTTGCCGACGGCGTTGCGACCGGCCAAGTCTCCGGCGACAACGTGCTCGACGCGCAGGGCGCCTCGCTGGCCTCGATCGATCTGGTGAACCGCGCTGCGGCCCACATCGCCGGCTACGGCAACTTCGGCACGCCGACCCACATCTTCCAGTCGCAGCTCACGCAGGCTGACTTCGACACCGGTCTGGATCCGGCCTTCCGCGTGCCGCTGAACGACGTTCCCAACGGCGGCATCTCGCTCGGCGCTCCGGTGGTCGGCATCCGCACCTCGTGGGGCAACATCAAGACCGTGGCCGACGTGTTCATCCGCGACGAGCGCCAGAAGATGCCGCTGCAGGTGACCGCGCCCGCGCTCGCCACCGCATCGGACGGCCTGAAGCCCGCCTCGGTGACCCCGGACGCCACCGTCTCGGATGCGTCCTCGATGTTCGACGCGGCTCGCGCCGGCAACTACTACTACCTCGTCACCGGCATCAACGCCGCCGGCGAGTCGACCGGCGTTGTGACCGCTCAGGTCGCCGTGGCTGCTGGCAAGAAGGTCACCCTGACCATCGCCGCCTCTGCCGGCGGTCAGGAGACCGGCTACGTGATCTACCGTTCGCGCCTGAACGGTACCAACGCGCCGACCGACTTCCGCCAGATGGCTCGCGTTGCCAAGGCCGGCGCCACGACCGTCTACACCGACCTGAACCGCGACATCCCGGGTTCGACCAGCGCCTACATCCTGAACATGGCGCCGGGCGCTCAGGCCATCACGTGGCGTCAGCTGCTGCCGATGCTGAAGTTCCCGCTGTACCCGACCGTCTCGGCGGTGGTGCCGTGGGCTCAGCTGATGTTCGGCTACCTGCGCATCTCCAAGCGTCGCCACCACGTCCGGATCAAGAACATCGTTCCGAACGGCGCCGCGTGGAAGCCCTTCAACTGATGAACTGAAACAGGAGGGCCCTTCGGGGCTCTCTTGATCAGTAGGAGATCGCAATGCCCAAGAAGGTCATCTGCAACCTGCCGAACGCCAGTGAGGAAATCAACGGCATCAAGTTCGTGCACACCGAGGAAGGCGTCATTTCCGCCGACGTTCTAGAGGACGCCGTGGCGAAGCAGTTCGACGGCATCCCCGGCTACACGCTGGTCGACGCCGAGCCGGCGAAGGTCGCCAAGGCCGCCAAGAAGGCCGAGAGCACCGGCGATGCCGGCGCCGAAGGCGGGAAGGAGTAATCCATGAGCGCAACCCGTACCATCGACCCCAAGGATGCGCTGAATCGCGCCATGCCGGCCAACGCCCGCGTGCAGCTTGGTGACGTCGTCGACGACCTGATCACCAAGCACAACGCCCTGCTGGCGAAGCTGGACGCGGATGTCGGCGTGACCGGCACCGACTACGTTGCGACCCTGAAGGTCAAGACGCTCGCCGAGCGCGGCTGATTTCGGCCCGACTCGAACAAGGCCCGGCCATGAGCCGGGCTTTGTTTTTGTCGTGACTGCACCATCATGGAAACCAGAGGCGACACACCATGGCCGTGACCAATCCGCAGCCCACTGCGCTGTTTCCAGTTCCTGACGATGCCGTTACGGCGATCCGCGCCGAGTATTCGTCCCAGCTCTCGAGCTACGTCGATCTGTCGAAGCTCTCCGACGACGAGCTGTTCGCCAAGCTGCGGGCGGCAGAGGCCGACGCAAGCCACCAGCTTCGCGTTTTCTTCGCGCCGACGCTGGTCATTCCTGAAGGCGCGCCGCAGTCGGAGATCGACGCGCTCGAGGCGGCGGGCACGCGGTACGTGCAGGAGCCGGCCTACGACTACGATCCCGAGTTTTTCCATGGCGAGCGCTGGGGGTTCATCGTAGTCAACCACCGGCCGCTGATCTCGGTGCAGTCGATCCGCTTCGCCTACCCGGACCCGACTCAGCAGGTCTGGGAGGTGCCGATTTCGTGGGCGCGCACCGATCGCCAGTACGGCCACATCCGCCTCGTTCCGGCGGCGCAGTCCTTCTCCGCGCCGCTGTCGGCCTTCGTGATGCAGGCGCTCGGCGGCGGCCGGACGATCCCGTTCATGATTCAGGTCCGCTACACGTCGGGTCTTGCCAACGCCGCGCGCGACTTTCCGGAGCTGCTCGACCTTGTCAAGAAAATGGCCGCGCTGCGGATCCTGCAGTCTGCGTTCCTGCCGCAGTCGGGCTCGATCTCGGCGGACGGGCTGTCGCAGTCCGCGTCGGTCGACGTCGAAAAATGGCACGACGGCATCGTCGATAAGCTCGGCGACCTGCGCGACGCGATCCACGGCATCCGCATGATGGTGGTGTGATGAGGCTCGATCCGGCTGCGTTTAACCGTTTCCTTGGTGAAATCGGCCAACAGGTGGCTTGGCGCCGATCCTACGCCTGCGCCTGCCTGAACCCGGCCTCTGGTGCGCCGGACCCCAAGCATGCGCTCTGCGCGGGAAAGGGGCGGCTGTGGAACGCGCCGGTTCAGACTGTTTGCGGGATCACCCGGCAGGACGTGTCGCCCGAGCTGATCGCGGCGGGCCTGTTCGACTCCGGCGACATGCAGATGACGATCCCGTCTTCCTCGCCCATGTGGCGCGACGCCGGCCGCTTCGACCGGGTGGTAATGCTCAACGCGACCGAGGTTTTTTCGCAGCCCTTCACTCGCGGCGCGCCAACCGAGAAGATCATCTTCGCGTGGAAGACGATCGACCGCTGTTTCTGGCTGCACCCGACGACCCGTCAGGCGGTGGAGGGCTCTGTGCCGGTGATCGATGCGGACGGCCGCCCGTCGTGGCCCGGTGGCGTTGGTGAGCCGCCGCCGGCGACGACCTACTCGCTGACTGGCATCAAGCTCGTGGAGTATTACCTGCTCGACCAGCTGCCGTCGAACCGCGGCGAGCACCTCGGCGCAGAGCTTCCGAAACGGGTAACGCTGCGGCGCTTCGATCTGTTCGGGCGGTGATCACGCGCCGTTGAGCGTGCGCTTCACTGCCTCTGCAAACACCCGCTCTGCGACCGGCGCCACCGCGTCGATCGTCTTCTTGGCGAGGTACTGTCCGGGCTGGGCTGGAATGATCCAGCCCGACGACCCTTCCATCATCACCCGGAAGGTCATGTACGCGCTCGACTTTGCGCCACCCGGCGTGCTCGTGTCCATGCGGACCATGCCGGCGTAGCGCCTCGCTTCCGCCTTGCTGGCGCCGGCCTGCTGCAGCGCCGCCTTGGACAGCCTGTCTCCCCATGCGTAGCTCATCCGCGCGGTCATCGCGTGCTGTTTGGTCTTCGGGCTCGACAGGTAGGGCGACTGGTTCGGCGATGCCTGCATGCCGATCTTGGGCGACATGCGGGTGACCTCGCCGACCGGGCGCTGGCCGGTGCCTGTGACGCTGGACTTCGCCATCTGGCTGGCGATGGCATGCACGTTCGCCGGCATGGCCTTGGCGTGCGCGTTGTTGCCGGGCACGTTGTGCCTGATCGGGATCACGAGAAACCGCTTGCCGCTTTCCGTGCGCCGGACCTTCAGGCTCGTGTTGAGCATCTTCTTCAGGTCGCGCGCGGGGCGGCCGGTTTCGATTTCCTCGGCGTGCTTGTAGGTCGCCTCAACGAATCCGCTCAGGCTGCCGGGGGCGAAGTTCCACGTGATCGAATCAGCGTAGGCGTCCTTCTCGCCGCTCCAGAGCTTGGCCTTATAGACGTGTTCTTTCCACTTCGCGGCGGTCGCGCTCCCGACGCCGTTGACGGCCTTGCTCAGCAGCGGCATGAGCTGGCCGTTGATCACGTTGGCGATACCCGGGACGTTCCCAAGGTCGAAGCTGATCGAGTATTTGATGTCGTCCATGTCCTTACCATAGCATCACGCGGCGGTGGTCGTGATGCCACCATCGGCCCATGATCACCATGGTACAGCCTCTCCACGTCGGTAACGCGCTGCGGCTTTTTATCGAGCCGCCGGCCGATGCCGTGCGCTGGCGCGTGCTGCGCAAGGGGTCGGACACCTTCTCGGGCGACCCGGAGGACCCGAGCGCACTGGTTGCCTACGAAGGCGACGAGCGCGTGGTGGTCGATGCTGCGCACCTCCAGAACGAGGTGATGGCGTTTTACCGTCCGTTCTACCTGTCGTTCGCCGGAATCTGGACGCCGGGCCCGACGGCCTACGGAACGCCGGCCTCGATCTACGAGGAGCACACGACCGACGTCATGTCGCTCGTTCGGGAGCGCCTCGAGGCTGGCCTGAAGGTCGAGGTCGAGCGCGGGAGTCTGGTCCATGAGCTCGGGTACGTGCAGGTCTATACCGCGCCGCCTTCGCAGGAGCAGAACCTGTTGTTTCCGCTGGTGACGATCACGCTCTCGAGTGAGTCTTCCGACGTGCGCGCGGTCGGCGAGACCATTTCCGGCGACGAGTTCGACTCGATCGGGTTCGACTGGTCCGAGTCCGAGGGTTGGCTGGCGTCTGTTCAGCTGGAGGTCACCGGCTGGTCGCTCAACAGCGATGAGCGCATCGAGCTGCGGCGCGCGATCCGTCGTGTCGTGCTCGCAAACCTACCCGTTTTCGCCGCGCACGGCATCGATCAGGTCAACCTGTCCATGAGCGACAACGATGCCGTCAACGGCGAATACGGCGCGCCGGTCTATCAGGTCATGGCGAGCTTCTCGTGCGTGGCGCCTGTTCGCGTCGGCGGCCGTGTCGACGCAATCTCTGAAGTAACCACCACCGTAAGGAGCACGTAAATGGCAAAGGCCGACGCCGTGAAAACGGTCACCCCCACTGTCGAGATCACCCTGACCGAGTTCTGCACTTCGCTTTCCAAGACGGACAAGCGGGTCGAACTGATCGGCGGCTTCAACGCTGCCGAGACCAAAGCAGGCCGCCTGAAGGACGCGGAGTCCAACTTCCGCGCCCGCTTCACGGCCTTCATCAACAAGCCCGTCTGAGGAACTGAACCATGCCCGTTTTCTTTAACGGTCGCCTGTGGGTGTCGCCTGCCACGATGAGCGTGGTGGACGACTCCGCCATGGCGAACCAGAACCTGTCCGTCGGCAACGTGGTTGCGCTGATCGGTCGCGCTGAAGGCGGCGAGCCGAAGAAGGCGCTCCGCTTCGGCAGTCCGTCGGAGGCCGTTGCAACTCTGCGCAGCGGCGAACTGCTGACCGCCGTGCTGAAGGCGTTCGACCCGTCCTCGCAGGTCGGCGGCCCGGCCACCGTGGTGGCTGTGCGCGTCAACCCCGCAGTCCAGTCTTCGCTCGACCTGCTGAGCGGCGCATCCGTTCCCGTCATCGGCCTCGTGTCGCAGGACTACGGCCTCTACACCACCCAGATCTCCGTGCAGGTCGAGGACGGTTCGGTGGCCGGCAAGAAGCTGACGACCCGCTTCGGCGACAACTACTTCACCGAGGACAACGTTCAGCGCCGCGCGTTCAGCGTGCAGTACGCCGGCGCCGAGGTCTCGTCGAGCATCACGATCTCGGGCAACAGCGTCTCTCTGGCCGCGCCGACCGCCACCACCGTGGCAACGATCGATCTCACCGTGTTCGACTCGATTCAGGAGCTGGTCGATCGCATCAACGCCACCCCGGGTTTCGTGGCCTCGGTGCTCGATGGCAACGGCGAGCGCCAAGCCCTGAACGGCCTCGACTACGTGTCCGGTCAGGACATCAAGTCCGCGCCGTATGTCGTCAAGGCCGACCTGCAGGCGATCGTCGACTGGTTCAACTCGACCGGCGAAGGCTTCATCACGGCCACCCGCAAAGCCAATGCGGGCGTTTTGCCTACCAACATCCCGTCCACCTACTTGACGGGCGGCATCGACGGCACGGTCACGAACACCGACTGGTCCGACGCCTTCCAGACGCTGCAGACCGAGGACGTCCAGTGGGTGACTCCGATCTCGAGCGAGCCGAGCATTCACGCCATGGCGGACACGCACTGCGCGTTCATGTCGAACGTCGCGCGCATGGAGCGCCGCTGCATCGTCGGCACCGCCGCGGGCACCTCCGACGCGGACGCGGTCGATGCGGCCAAGGCCCTGAACTCGGACCGCGCCTCGCTGGTGCATCTGGGCTTCTACGGCTACGACGCGGCCGGCAAGCTGACGCTGTACCCGCCGTACATCTTGGCGGCACTGCTGGCCGGCGCGTTCTCGGGCGTGAATCCGGGCACTCCGCTGACCAACAAGGCCATCAAGGTCCGCGGCCTCGAGCGCAAGCTGCGCAACCCGACCGACACCGACGTGCTGATCAACGGCGGCGTGCTGTGCGTCGAGGAAACGAATCAGGGCTACAAGGTCGTTAAGTCGATCTCCACGTGGCTGATCAACCGCAACTACAACCGCGTCGAAGTCTCGACCGGCGTGGCGACCGACTTCGTGGCGCGCAACGTGCGCAACGCGCTGGACGTGCTCCGCGGCGAGAAGGCCAACCCGCTGATTCTCAGTCGCGCGGTCAGCATCACGGAATCGACGCTGCGCGAGCTGGCGCGTCAGGAGCCGCAGGGCCCGGGCGTTCTGGCTGGTGACGAGGCCTCGCCGCCGTACAAGAACATCAAGGCCTCGATCGAGGGCGATGTTCTGCGGGTCGAGTTCCAGTGCTCGCCGGTGATCCCGGTGAACTACATCCCTGTGACCATCTTCGCAGTGCCGTACAGCGGCACGGCGGCGGCTTAAGGAGGCCTGAACGATGCGACAGAACCTCAAGACCCGCTCTGGCAACCGCATCGCTGTTGTCTTCGACGGCAAGCAGATCGGCCTGATCCAGAACATCAGCGGGAACGACGATTACAGCCCGGAGCCGGCCAGCGGTATCGGCGACATCCACGTGCAGGAGTACGTGCCCACCATGGCGCGTCACACCTTGAGCGTGTCGGCCATGATGTTGAATCGTGGCGCGCTGCTCGAGGCCGGGATCGCGGCCGAAAACGGCGACGCCATGCTGCAGGGGCTGGTGTTCGACTTCGAAGTCTATTCGAAGGACGACGGCACGCTGCTGCGCAAGTACGTTGGCTGCTCGTATGCCTCGGGCAGCATCGACATCCAGAAGCACCAGATCGCGGTGCAGTCGGCGCAGTTCAACGCGCTGGACGTGGTTGGCACGGCTGCCTGATCGAGAAGACGTGACGCTACACTGCCGCTCATCCGCAAGGGTGGGCGGCTTTTCTTTGCCGGTACGGTCCGGCGCTGAAACAAGGGGATGAACATGGCTCGCAGAGGAAGCTCGACGGACTTCGATGTCACCGTCGAAGGGGTTGGGGTATTCACGTTTGGGCGCCGGAAAATGGCCGACGAGATCGCCATTCAGGTCGAGTACGCCCGCATGATCGACGGCGTGCAGCCGACCGACTGGCTGGCGCTGGTGGCCGGCTGGATCGCCTCGCTGAAGGTGCTCACCGTTCGCGCGCCGGCGGGCTGGGACATTGAGGAGATGGATCCGCTCGACGACGAGACCTACGGCCGGCTTATGCGCGTGCATGCGGCGCTCGTAGAACAGGAGCGCTCCTTTCGCGGCAAGCATGCAGCGGGAGGCGAAGGAGCGGGGGCGCGAGCGGGCTAAGTCGGTCGAGTTCTGGTTCCGGCGGAAGTACGGGCTTACGGAGTACGATCCGCGGTTTCTGGAAATGACCGTCGAGGAGATGTTGGCCGACTATTGGGCCCACCACTACTTCGACAACCCGAACGCGGGGCAGGAGGAGTTCGAGGATCCGGACTTTGAAGAAGAGGTGCGGGCGATGATGGGCAACCCGGACGAATGGGAAGAGATGAGCTGATATGTCGATCAAGATTCCGGTAAGCGCCGACCTCGACCTGAGCGGGGTCCAGCAAAAGCTGAACACGCTCGGCCAGCAAATCGCGCAGGCCAACAAGACCCAATTCGCGCCGGTCAGCAAGACTTCGCTGCAGGATCTGCAGCGCATGGTGCAGCAGTTCGAGGCGCTCAAGCGCGTCTCGGGCGACCTGCGCAAGCGGATCAACGCGACCGGGCAGGGTGGCGCGGGGTTCTTCGACCTCGATTGGAACGCGCTCTATCCGGACTCGCACAGCCGGTCGCGCCAGATGGCGAAGGCGTTCTCATACGTCAC